CCCTCACCACCGAAGCCAGTGAAACCGGAACGCAGGCCCTAGGCACCGTGCACAACAAGGCCGAGCAGGAGCTGATAGAGCAGGATGCTCTTTTTATCCTCAACCTGCTGAACTATGACATGACTGATCAGTTCGCCGCCCTAGGCGTAAATACCGGAGGCGGAGCATTCGTCTATGTAGAAACTGAAGACATAGCAGCTACCAAAGCCAAAGCGGAACTGCTGGAAAAAGCTGTCAACGTCTTCAACCTCCCGCTGGATGATGATTACCTCTATGAGCAGTTGAAGATAGAGAAGCCCGACAACTACGAACAACTGAAAGCCGAAATGGGAAAAAAGAAAAAGGCTCTCAATCCCTTCGCTGACTTGGCATCACCCGTAGGAACGGACTCGCGTGTCCGCCCGAACACACTGACCAAAGAAGATAACGGCACACACACCCAAAACCGTGCCGGACGTTTTTTCGCGGAAGCCCCGGAAAACGGCGGGGCTTTAGACTGGTAATGGACGATCTCTA